AGTACTTACACAACACAAAGAGTTTACAACGTCGAAGTGTTACAGCAAGTTTTCATGCAGAGTTTGCAGATGAACAAAAGTTCGGCGATACGTGCTTACAACTTATGGAAGGAGGAGTATATGTTACAATCAATCAAGTCATGGTTCCGGAGATGTTTGAAGAGCTTTACGACCGCTTACAACGATTTGCCGCCAGAGGTATTAATATCACTCTCAAGCCCCAGTCCGATCCAACCGCCTCCCACGTGGTACATGGATACACTGATAGCCAGATCACAACAATGCGACAAGGATTCCCACAACAAGTCTACGGAGAACACCTTGCTCAAGTAGCACTATACGATGCTAAAGGAACCGAGTACGAAATAGATCAAGCAGAACGTTTTAATGCGTTTGGATTTAATAAGTTTCAAGGATGGGAATGTAATGCAGGGTACCAAGGCATTATAATACGCGATACTGAAGTTAGGCGTAGTCATAGTTGCCATGATGATTTATTAGGAACTACAACTGGCGGATTTGAAATATTTAAAGAACCAAAATTGTGTATAACTCCTAGTTGTATGAGTAGTGCAGACAGTAAATTACCAAAGAGGAAAGTATGAAATTTGGAATATTAGGGCACGGCTTCGTCGGCAAGGCTACAATGTTAGGATTAAAATTGCCTAATGATACAATTATACATGACCTTAATTTAAACACAGATAGAAGTATATTAGATAATGCAGACACGGTATTTGTATGTATGCCTACTAATACACACACTGATATTAACATATTAATCAGCGAAGTAGAACAACTAAAAGCAGATACAGTTATAATCCGTAGTACGCTACCAATCGGTACATGTGAAAGAATAAACAAACCGTGTGTAATATACATGCCAGAATTTTTACGAGAAAGATATTGGGAAACTGATTGTCTTAATCGTCCTTTAATTGTAGGATGCAACAGTGAAGTTCCAACGTGGCTTAAAGACGATGTAGATATAGTTGCATGCTCTACAACAGAAGCAGAACTTGTAAAAATGTTTTCAAATAATCTTGCTGTTATGCGTATTGCTTTTGCTAACACATTTTACGATCTAGCAAATAGTGTTGATGCAAATTATGATGTTATTAAAGATATGTTCCTTGCTGTACAACCAAAACAATCATATTTAGATGTACCAGGATTTGACAATAAGCAAGGGTTTAGTGGAAAGTGTTTACCAAAAGATTTAAATTTCCTAATTTCTACGTTAGATGTACAAGGCATAAATTCAACAGTCTTCAAAGAAATAAAAAAGTTAAACAAAGAGTGGCAAAATGAAGATTGATATACAAGACGTATTATTTTGGATGGATGCAATTCGTAATAGCGAAAACCGATATCGTACACTTGAAAGTTTTTGGAAAGGGCAAGTTAATAGTAAACTTTGGCTTATAGAAAAAATGCAAGAACATAAAATACAAGGTAGTGTTGCTATATACGGTGGGTGGAATGGCGTACTTGCAAACTTAATGTTTAATAGTGATCTATGTATACCAGATATAGAAAGTATAGACATAGATACTAGTTGTAAGCCTATCGCAGAAACTATTAACATGCAATATCATATGCAAGGTAGATTCGTTGCTACAACAGCGGATATGTGTAATTACACTTCTGATGCAGATGTTGCTATTAATACAAGTTGCGAACATTTAACACAAGAACAATACGATAAATGGCTAGACAATATACAGCCGGGAACTAAAGTAGTATTACAGAGCAATAACTTTTTTGACTTAGAAGAACATATCAGGTGTTCTTCTAGTGTGGACGATTTTGTAAAAATATCTAATATCCAGGTCCTCTACAGCGGAGAGTTACAAACACCTAAATACCATAGATATATGATTATAGGAATAAAAGAAGAAAAGAAGAATGTTTAAATTTAATCAATTAGAAAATATTCATCTTGAAATAACAAATAGATGCCAGGCTAGTTGCCCAATGTGTAGTCGAAATATACACGGCGGCTTAGAAAACCCATTGATTAAAAATCAAGACTGGACAATAACAGATTTTAAGAAAATATTAACTACTGAAGTATTACAACAATTAAAAGGATTTTACTTTTGTGGAAACTTTGGTGATCCTATTATTAATAACGATCTAATAGATATGTGCAGTTATAGTAGAGATGTTAATCCTAATTTAGATGTTAGAATACATACTAATGGCGGCGCACGAAGTACAGATTGGTGGAAGAAACTTGCAAAGGCATTGCCAGTAGGCCACAATGTTATTTTTGCAATTGACGGATTAGCTGACACTCATAGCCTATACAGAGTAGGTACTGACTTTAACAAAGTATTAGAAAATGCTAAAGCGTTTATTAGTGCAGGCGGAACAGCAGAATGGGCGTTCATAAAATTTAAACACAATGAACATCAACAAGGCGCAGCAGAAGAATTAGCAAAAACACATGGCTTTGCTAGATTTACTTATAAAGATAGTGCAAGATTTGTTGCTACTGAACAGTTTCCAGTTTATGATGCAGCTGGTAATACAACACGGTATTTAGAACCACCTACTGGCAGTAAAATTAATCTTATTACACAAGACGTAATTGACAATTATAAAGACATTGTAGATGCAAGTGAAATTGATTGTTATGTAGCCCAAACAAAAGAAATTTATATAGATGCTTATAAGAAGATTATGCCCTGTTGTTTTTTAGCAAGTATTCCTTATAACTATGCTGCTACAAACGATACTACAAAAACTATTAGATTAGAAATTGAACAACAGTACGCTGACTTAATAAAAGATTTAGGAAATACAAATGCATTAGAGCATACTGTGCAATCAGTAATAGATTCCGATGCTTGGCAAACAGTATGGGACAAGTATTGGGGTATAGAAAAGTTAATTACATGTGCCAGGACTTGCGGAGTAAATAAACTTAGTAAACCAAAAGATCAGTTTATAGAGCACACTGAACTATGAGTAAGGAATAAAATAATGTCTGACTTAGAAAAATATCAAGCTGAAATAGCAAAAGTAAGTGGTACCGAAACATTTTGTGTGCTACCGTGGATACACTTTGCTACTAGGCCCAACGGTGATATGCGCTTATGTTGTTCGTCTAACGCAAGCGGAGCAGGCGGCGATCACACAGTCGGTCTTGTTAAAATGGAAAATGGAAAGCCGGCAAACTTTGGTAGAGAGACTCCCATGGAGGCATGGAATAACGACTACATGAAAAGTGTGCGTACTACTATGCTTAACGGAGAAATTCCTGCAAGTTGCACAAAATGTTTTAAAGAAGAAAGTCAAGGTATTGTAAGCAAACGTATTTGGGAAACAGGCACCTGGCATCAAGACGATAATGGTGTAGATATTCCTGAACTTATTCGTCAAACAAAAGAAGACGGCACAGTACCAGAAGATTTAAAATATTTGGATCTAAGATTAGGACATACATGCAACATTAAGTGTGTAATGTGTAGCCCACATGATTCAAGTAGGTGGGTTGCGGACCATAAAAAACTTATTCCTGTGATACAAGATCCTGAAGTTAAAAGACAAATGCAATGGGATCGTAAAGACTTTAATAACAAATGGCACGAGAAAGATTCATTCTGGGAAGAAATGAATGCTCAAATTCCTAACCTAAGACAAGTGTACTTTGCTGGAGGCGAACCTCTAATGATTAAAGAACACAAAATGTTTATTGAAGAAATACTTCGTCAAGGATATCAAGATAAAATACTATTGCGTTACAACTCAAATGGCTTGCTTGTAGACGAAGACTTAATTGAGATGTGGTCAAAGTTTAAAAAGGTTAAGTTTGCTGTAAGTATGGATGCAAGTCACGGACGTGATGAATACATTCGCTATCCTACTAACTGGGATACTGTAGAAAAGACTTTACATATGCTAGACAATACACCCGACAACATACAAACAAGTTTGGCAACAGCAATACAAATATTCAATGTAAAGCACTTGCCCGACTTTATGAAGTGGAAACTAGAAAGCGGATTTAAAAAACTAAACAACGGAACAATGCCAGGCGGCGTACAAATGGGCGGAGGCTTAGTTAACATGCACTTGCTGTATATTCCGACTTTCCTTAGTATACAAATACTACCAGAACACGACAAGCAAGAAGTTAAAGAACGCTTTATGGACTTTAAAGATTGGTTATGGAAAAACTATAGACAAGATGACGACTTTTGGAAACATAATCCTTATGGATGGAATCGTTGGGAAGCTGTAATGAATCACATGAACGCAGCAGATAATAGTCATATGTTGCCTGGGTTTAAAGAGTATACAAATAAGCTAGACGCAATACGAGGATTAAGTGCAGCAACAGTTTTTCCAGAACTAGCTCATTTACTATGATTAAACAAATACAAAACAATCAATGTAGCGACATGTTGCGTATAGAATACATGCCGGGCAATCTTTGCAATCATAAATGCCATTATTGTTTTCCAGGAAGCAATGAAGGCGACATGCCTTGGCCAGATATTGAATTAATAAAAACTAACCTATCGCACTTACTAACACACTACGAGTCACAGGGAAAAACTAAAAGTGATATTTTCTTTGTAGGAGGCGAACCGACACTATGGAAAGGTCTAGAAGAATTATGCTTGCATCTAAAAACTAATCATGATGTGCTAATTGAAATGAGCACAAACGGTACTCGTAAAATCAATTGGTGGAAAACGCATGCTCCAAACTTTGACCATGTGGGTGTAAGTGTTCATAGAGAATTTGCAAATGTGCCACACCTAATTAAAGTATGTGACGAATTATATGAACAAGGTGTATTTGTAAATGCTGATGTATTGATGGATCCAGATGCATTTGAAGAATGTTTAGACATTGTAAGTACACTTAAAACTAGTAAACATTTATGGCCAATCGTTGCTAAAATTGTACACTTTAATGGCACACATAGATACACAGAAAAACAGTTATCTTATTTTGACGACAGTATTAAACGTTACCCTACACAGGAATGGTACGATGACACAGCTAAAAAGCCTAGAAGAGAGGTTACTATTACAAAAGACGACAATGAAATTATTGTTGTAAACAGTGATAGTTGGCTAACTCGAAATAATTTAAATTACTTTAAAGGATGGGAATGTAATCTAGGTGTAGATATTTTAAAAATATTTCCAAACGGTGATATTACTGGTAACTGCCAGCAACAGATATTAGGTGGACATAATTTGCATGACAAAAACTTTGTTAACAACTTTAACCCTACTATTGCGCCTGTTATATGTACTAAGAATATCTGCGGATGTAATGAAGAAATAGTATGCAATAAACGAAAACTAAATGTTTAATGCAGTTATTGAGTTATAATCATTCAGTTCTTTTGCTTTTGGTACACACATTCCACATCCACAACGATCGTTTGGACATATAATAGGACCGCTGGATACGGCAGTTCTAGCATACTCTAGTATTTTATGAGGCTCTGTTAAACTGCCTAGTGGTCCACGTTTGCCTCCGTGTAATGCTTGGCAAGTTTGATGATGATACACTAATTTTAAATGTTGATCAATATGCATAAAATAACGGTTTACTGAACAATGCCAACCTTTGAAATGATTGTCGACATGAGTTATTGGAACCCATTCATTGTCAACTTTACCTTCCATGCACCTTCCGCCGCAACACCCTCGTCCAACAGCTGATCCTTCGCTTTTAGACTTTACAGGTTTTGGTTGTCCGATATAATCAAAAAACCATTCTTGTTGTTCTTCGCTGTAACTATGACTGGTCCTACGCATTGATCCGTCAGTATCTTTAAACCAGCCACTACGCTCAATGGCCCCGTCGCCTATTGGTATTGGCTTGTGTTTAATTCCTAAATCTTTTAGTAAGTAACATACACCTTGTACTTCTTCAAAGTAGTCAACATGCATCATTACATTAACCTGTAACCAAATTCTAGATTCGCCTAGTCGTTTTATATTTTCTAAAACATGAGCTTTAGACTTTTCATTGCCTTCTGGATGGTAACTAACAGTTAGTCCGTGAAACAGATCTAAAATTTCTTCAGTCCGCCTTGGGTTCCATACTCCATTAGTTGTTAAGCCGCAACTAAAGTTAGGTTCGTTGTCGCTAATGTGTTTTGCTAATTTCCAAAGTGCAGGATTAGCAGTAGGCTCACCCCCAGTAAAGTCAATATTTACTTCCTGTCCGGCAGTGTTATATATTTTAGTATATTCTTTAATAAATTCAAAGGTTTTAAATAACTCTTCGTAAGAATGATAAGAGCTATATGTATCGTGCCTAGAAATTTCACAGTATGTGCAATCATAGTTACACCGTCTTCCTGTGTCCCATGTTATCATCATCTTTTCAGGATTAGGCAAGTTAATGGCAGTTGTTTTAATCATTCTGCTACCTTAGTTAGTGGGATATCTGCTGCACATGTACACCATTTGCGTGTACATACTATAGCTTGACTAGGATGTTCAAAAGTTCCGTTGTATATATTACCCAAACTTCCGCCTACTCTACAAGTAGCACGATGAACTTCGCCGTCCCAGTTGATCATTAAACTTTCAATACCTGCATTACATTTCCAGCCTTCGAACTGATTTAGTTTGTGCTTAATGACATCATTAGCATGTATTTCTTCCGTGTCATCAATGATAACATTAGGCTTTGCAGTTGATGTTTGATTAAGTATCCATTGCAGATCCTTTTCGTTATAACGCATGTCATCAAACCAATCTCTATTATCAGCTTCTGTCCAACGTATACGTCTAATCACATACGGAATACTGTGACCATCAAATACCGAAGTGGCAGATCTTACCTTGGCCATATATTCATGGTGTGCCATTATGTTAAGTTGAAAAGGCAATTCGTCAGTCTCGTTGGTTTGCGCCCAAATCAAAATGTTATTAATTACGTTATCAACGACTTCGTTGTCAAAATGTATGCTAAACACATAGTGATTTACTGGCAAACTTCCATAAAAGGTATAAGGCAATGTTCCATTTGTTGTTACATTAATCCATTCAACTTTATCTCGGGCGTATGCTAATATTTCTTTGATCTTAGGATGCACACAAGGCTCACCGCCTGTAAAACTAAGTCTTATAGGTTTGCCTATTTCTACTAACTTGTCTATTGCATCTTTAAATGTTTGCAAAGGAGTGTGTGGGCTAAAGTTATCATGAATTTCAGCAGGACAATATCCACAATCTAAATTACAGCGTTTACCCATATTCCACTCAACCCGTATACTATCTTGATGCGGCCA